ACTTTAGCAACCTGTGTTGAAATCATGGCAAATAGAGCAATAGGTAAGAAGTAATTCAAAAACTTGAATATACTGATACTAGCTTGTTGAACACTCTTAAAAGCATCAATCAATATTTCTTGTCCAGCAGATTTAATGTTACCTAACGCAATACCAAAAATTAAACAGAATATAACAATCTTCAAACTTTCGCCGGCATCCAAACTTTGGAAAATGTTTTCAGGAATAAACTTTTGAATCATTGCGCCAGCACTTGGTTTAGAAGTTACTGGCATTGGTTCTTTAAGTGTAATAGACATTTCTGTGCTTTGATCTTTGTTATTGACTAGGGCACCTAATTGTATTTTCTTTTCTGCAGTCATTTCACTACCTGTTAGAACCGTTGATCCCACGCCTACAACTGCGGCAAGGAACATACTAGCAAGAAATCCTATGATAATTTTTTTAATCATAGCCTGACTGCCCTCTTTTTGTAGCAATCCGATAACACCTACTAAAATTGTGGCAAACAAGAATGGCAGTACAACTACCTTTAATAGACTAATATATATACCGCCAATAGATTCTAAAGCCATTACTTGTTGTGGCAAATATACTCCGCCAGCAACAGCTAGTAAAATACTGCCAAGAATAGTCCAAGGACTAGCCAAAAATTTCTTTATATCGATTTTCATTTGTTTTCCTTGTATCTATTCATTAATTTTTTAACATCGATGTCACGGTATTCGCTGGATATGACAAAGTTTGCAATTCCCAATAATTGTAAGCAATTAGGTCTAACAGCCACACCAATTTGATCTACGCTGTCACTGATTGTGATTGTTTTTGTAGTTAAAGCTGCTTCAGGTTTTTCAAAACTAATCTTTTTAATTTCAAATTCATCACGGTAGGCGGCACTAACTTTACCACTCATAACGTTGTCAATAACCACATTCCATTTATCTTCTGGTAAGAATGTAGCTTTGGGAAAGTTGATACGAGCATAAGTGTCGTAACTAGAGTTACGTATAAAACTAATCTTACCATCAAAGTCTCGAATAACTTCATAAGGTTCACGTCCTTTAGTATTCTGACTTAACCAAAGACGATTGATAATTATGCTTTGTTTTAGTGTTACATAGGGAGCACTGAATCTCAATGCTTGTAGTCGAGGTCCGGTAATACTTAATTTGCTAATAGCAATGTCGGCACGACCATCGCGAACTTGTTCTGCCACTTCAGCAAAGCTGTTGGCATCTCTACGGAATTCTACTGGCACGCCCAGTTGTTTACCAACACTGCGAGCAATGTCAACATCTAGTCCGTGTAAATTATCGTCCTTACCACTAAAGAATGGAGGACTGTCTTTGCCGTTCATGGCCACCACTAATTTGCCTGCTTTTTTAATAGCGGCAATGTCAGTGGGCAAAGGAACTTTAGAGTCGGACATTTGTGCATAGCTAGGAAGTATAGCTAGCACACTAAGGGTTAAAGATATAAGTAGTTTTTTCATAATAGTATTTATACTACGAAAATAAATTAAACTACCATATTATTACGGTGATATTACATGATACAAAATGCTAATAAAACCCAGTTTAAAATTATTTTTTTGTAATTTCTTTTTGATCCTGCATGGGATGATAACTATTTGCTTGTCTTTGACCATCTCGCACTTTGAAAATACAAGTTGATCTTAACTCCATATTGGCGATCTTTTCACAATCGCCTACACTCAATGTAGCCACTGCCATACAAAAACTTTTTTCGTTGGCAGTATGCAATTGATTACATTTATCTATTTCTCCGGCATAGACAAACAATGGCAACATTAAAATTACAACGATGTAATACATAATGTATTTACATATTTGATTAACAATAATTATCTTTGCATTAATTGATTTACAAAATCCAGCAACAGTTGGTGATGTTGCCCGTTGTGATATTTGCCTTTTAACCAGCTGTAGCTGTCATACCAAAATTGTTCAGATTCGGGATGACAACCAATTAGTCCTATCCGACCTTGTATCACTGCCATTGGGTCGTCGTTGGCATATTTGGCCACTATATCTAATTTTGTTTTTCTTTTACCAGTGGGCAATATTGCACATCCGTCGTAAAAGAACATGTTCATGTCAGTGCCTTGCCACACTATGTTTATAGATTTGGCATGTGGCCTACGTGTATCGGCTGTGGGTTGTTTGATATATTGAAAGCAATCAATCCCGTCCAATATATCAAAGTAATAACTTCCAGCCCAGTATGCACCCATGCAAATACCAAGATAATGGCCGCCATTTTTTACAAACTCACGCACACTATCTGCATTGTGTCGAAGCAAGTTATCATAGCTGTCGCTGTCACCAAATCCCCCTGGTACCACAATCAAATCAACGTCATTGAAGAAGTTGTCTTCTAATTTGTTTTTGCTGAATATTTTAAAGTTGTAATGCTCGGCTAATGCTCGCATTATTCCGTTACCACTCTGTACAGAACATTTGGGATCAGCAATGAACAGTGCTACCGTAGGTTTCATCGGAATAATGTATGTTCTGAATTGATCCACATTATCAAAAGAATCAACCAAAGTACACGTAGCACATTGTCAAACACACGCTCGTAATGATCAAGCCATGTTTTCTTTTTGGGTTCGGTCATTTTTTAACCTGTTCTGTTTGTTCTACTTCGTCAGATGGAAAATAAGGAGTGATAACATAGTGATTTGCACCCCACCAGCCAATGGCCGAAAAAAATCCTACCAGAAGATAATCGATAATCATTGTAGACCTTTATTTTCCTTTGAATTATACAATAATTTGTAGTATATAGTATTTATACTGATAGATCAAATATTTTTTAACCATAAAAAAGAGCCTTTCGGCTCTCAGTGTTGGTTACGAGTTCCAACGTCCACTCTATCGTTGTGGCCGGTTTTATTTGAAAATTAAAAATTAGAACGAGCGTGTGTAGCTTACATTGTAACTATGGTTTGTGCTGTCACCAGTTACGCGGTCGAAACGGAATCCGACTGCGTCTTTCTTGGTAACGGCATAGCTAATACCAGCACGTGTTGTGCGTGTTGCATCTAAGTTAGCTTCGTTGAACGCATCGCGGAAACGGAATCCAACTTTGGCAGTCACTGCGCCAACGGTGTATGTAACACCTGGCTCAACACTGTAGTATCCAAAGTGTGTAGTGTTGGTAAACTTGTCACCAGCGGCTACACGAGCATAAACACCAACTGGACCAATTGGCAAAGCGGCTGTTAGGCCTGCTTCGTCACGTGTTGATAGAGCGTGTGTACCGGCAGTGGTATACTGCGTAGAACCAACATCAACTGTCAACAGTTTGTTTAATGATTCACGAACAGTGATTTGGCTATTTGTTGAGTCTGCAGCACCCTTGTCACCAATTTGATTTTGGCCTTCTAGTGTAACTGACGCAGCAAATGCTGATCCTGCCAATGCGATTAAACTTGCGATTACAATTTTCTTCATTTTTAGTTTCCTTTATTAAATGATCTTAGATGATCTTATTATAATATTTATGCACCACAATGTCAATTAAATTGATTTACCTAATTTAATTAAATTTGCTCGAAATCCAGTACCAATAACACATGCTATTTCATTGTTGTACTGGATCATAGTCCACGAGTGTGTTTGTTTATTGACCATTAATATGTATTTACTATCATCAGTTACTCCATTCCAAAATGGAACTTCATTGTATTCGCTAGACACATATTCTATCACAGTTTTAAGATCACTACAAACAATGGGTTTTTCAGATTCAAATGTTTGAGCGTTAACTACAAGACTGGTTAGGGCTAATAGGAACGCTATTGGTTTCCACATAGCTACTCCTTAAAACTGTATTTAGTGACCAGACCAGACAAACCAACTATATTTTTGTAGTCGACGTATTGCTTCGTCTTCTTGTATTCTAAAATCTCGAGCAACTAATTCAACAAATTTAACCCAATCTTCTGAATAATTTTCATTATCTTGTATCCATTGTTGGTACATTTCGCGTAGTTGATATTCTATCATTTTGAAGTTTTTTTAGTTGGCGGTATTATAGTAGGTTTTGTTGCATCTTTGGTTTCTTTGAGTAACCTTTCGGTGGTCAACGATCTACGGTTACTACGTCGAGCTGTCAAACTAAGGGGATCTTTGACTACAGGTCTGCGTTTAAACCAACTCATCCTATTTCCTCATTTTAGATATTTAAGGAAATATAACAACAGATATAACTACGTACTTAACATTCTTTCGCATACCACTTGATAAAAACTATCCAATTCTCCACCAAATTTTCCCATTAGATGTTCAGCGAGATCACCGCACAATTTGTAATTTTGTTGGTCAGCGGCTGTTAAAAATTCATTGTGCAATTTACGCCAATGATCCAACATGGCAATTTCTGTTTTTGGAATTTTTACAGTTTCTACCACACAATATGGTTCTAATACTGTTCCATTTACATTTATATTTTCTAATTGAAAAATAACAAATTGTCCATCTAATTCAGGCGGAAGTTTTGATTTATCAAAAATAATGTTCATTGTTTTTTGATTCCTAAGTTACGATATATTTGTTGTACTGCAGTTGCTTGACTTACACAATCTTCTAAGGCATTGTGTAGTCCCACTTTGCCCTTTACTCTGGGATCACCATGCACACCAAAAAGTGTACGGCTATCGCGTATTTGCCAAAACTGCCATGGAGTAGGCCAACCATATTGTCGATATAAATTTTCCAAAATAGCAATATCAAATACAGGACCTTGTGCCCAAATACATTCAGCACTCACTAAGAAACGATTTAGTTGACGGTACATTTCTTCTATACTGATACGACCCGATTCGCCCAAGGCTTCCTCACGCACATCTTCGGCTTGATCCATCCACCACTTGAGCGTATCATCTTGTACTTCGCGGCCACGTGCAATTTGTTCATCAACATCAGGACGCACATACAACCCAGGTCCTGGCTCCTGTAGTGTGTAAGGATCAAACTTAACTGCACCTAATGTGAGAATTACACAATCTGGGCGAGTACCTAGCGTTTCCAAATCAAGCATAATATCCATTATTTTGCCTTAAGCAGTTTCATTGCCTCAGCTTCTACTACACGACTACGCAATCCCGAGCTGGAAAAGGAATGGTCACGAGCATTAAAAATGTGCTTGATGCCACGCATTCCACCTTCGTGTTCGCCTGTAAATCCTTTGTCTTGATATTCTACACCCAGCACACGGACATCCACGGGCAGTATTAATAACAAGTCAATTAAGTCTTGTTCGGTTTGATAAACAACCACTTCGTCTACATAACGGCATGCGGCCAATTGTATTTGACGCTCAACAATACTCTGTACAGGTTTGTTTTTGGTGTCTGGGCGATCAATTGTAGGATCTGTTTGCAAGCCAGCAATCAAGTAATCGCAATGGTTCTTGGCTTCAGCTAACATGGCAATATGACCTGCGTGTGGACCTAAATCAAAGGTAGAAAAAGTTATGCCAATTATTTTACCTTCTTCTTTAAGTTGTTTAATTTTATTAAAAATGATCATTTATATTCTAACTTTATAATGCCTCTTTTTACTCTATCATAAAAAGTTGCTCTATGTTTTATACCTAGAGATTCAATAGCATGTTTCACCGATGGATATTCTATACTATCTACTATAACAGATTTATACTTTTGTGTAAATGGTTTTCCCCTCCGTTTTGCCATTGCAGTGGCATGAGATTGTTTCCATTCTTTTGTTTTTTTAGGTTGTCTTTCACGTATTAGTTTTTTTGATTCGTCTGAATGTTTAAAACCAATATGTCCGTTTGACTTTCCTTTTTTGCTATTACTAATTTTTAATCCACGTTCTATACGATCAGATTCTGACAATGATTTATGCCATTGCTTTAATCCCGAACTACGTTTATCAATAATAATATGTTTATTTGGATGAAGTGACGTTGTATCTCCCCCGGTTCCTCCGTTAGTAAGATTATATCCAATTTTTTGATCTGTTGAGTTTAGAGAAGTTATCCAAAATATTTCTCTGCTATCAACAATGCTATCGTCACACTCTTCTAGAATTTCTTTTTGAAAAGACTGGCGTCCGTATTTGGCAATAGCTTGTGCTAAAATTACCCCAGATCCTAAATAAGTTGGATCGTTAATTTTTGCCTTGCCGACATATATCTTACCATTTGTTAGGTTTGTTGTTTTGTAGATAATACTCATATAAATATTTATCACATTTTCAACATTTGATATAGTTTTATATCATTGTTCCTGTTCGAGTTTGATTTGTAGCGGAAACCCGTTGTTTCTAGCCAACAACGTGGCTTCAATACCTTTTTGTTCTGCTAACTCAAATGGTAGTGTAATTACCACAGCTGATCC